CCTTTTTCGAACTGACTGAAAAGGCGCGAGGGGGGTGTCGCACGCGCGCGTTTTATGAAGAAAGGACAGAGATGGCCAAACTACAGTTCAACTACAAAAAAGAACACAAAAAGTTAAAAATCATCGCCGATCTCATGCCCGAAGATCGTAAAAAAATAACCGAGGGGCTGATCGCGGACGCGGCATTTATGGCCGAGCGTCTCGAGGAGCTCCGTGAACACATCAAAGTAAACGGATGGGCTGAGGAATACCAAAACGGGGAGAACCAGAGAGGTCGCAAGGCGACCGTTGAAGCTGACGCATATCTCAAGATGCAGAAGCTCTACGCTTCCACGATCAAGCAGCTCACCGACCTCTTGCCTCCGTCGTCTGAGACCGCGCCGGGTACCGAGATCATGAAGTTTTTGACATCAAATGATTAACTACGCCGAGCAATATCTCGCGGCGATCCATGCGGGCGAGGAAGTGGTCTCGAAAAAGGTCCGCGCGGTATATGAGCGAGAAGTCGGCTGGATGCAAAAACCCCCGGAAGACTTCCCGTACTACTTCGACGCCAAAGAAGGGCTTCGTTACATCGAATTTATCGAGCGTTTTTGTAAGCACAGCAAAGGCAAATTTGCGGGCAAGCCCGTGAAGCTCGAGCTCTTCCAGAAAGCAAAGATACAAACAGTCTTCGGATGGCTGCGAAAAGACAACCATAAAAGACGAATCAAGGTCGTTATAGATATTCGTGGCCGAAAGTGCGGAAAGTCGACCGAGACGGCAGCGGTCTCCTGGGACATGTTCCTCAATGACAAGGAAGCGGGTCCCGAGATCTATTGTACCGCCAACAAAAAAGACCAGGCGAGCATTATCTATAACGAGTGCGTGAACATGCGCACACAGTCGCCGGAGCTCAAGGCCATCACCAAGAAGCGCCAGAGCGATATATATTGTGAGCACAACCTTGGCTCAATCAAGTGCCTCGCAGCAGATACTTCAACAATGGACGGTTTAAACCCGTCTTTTTTTGACCAAGACGAATTTCACGCGGCTAAAAACAGCGACCTCTTCGACGTCATGGTGCAAGGTCAGTCGATGCGTGAGCAACCGCTCGCGTGGCTGATCTCGACCAACGGCTTCGTGCGTGAGGGGTTCTTCGATGACCAGTATGTGCTCGCGTCAAACGTGGCTCTTTGGCTCCCGGGCTTCGAAGATTATACGCTTTTCCCGCTCATATACGAGCTTGACGATCCTGCAACATGGCAAGATGAAAAGCACTGGCCGGAAGCAAACCCCGGACTCGGAAAAATTAAAAGCATCGAATCACTCCGCGAGCATGTCGAAAGGGCAAAGCGTGATCCGTCGTTCTTGCCGACGCTTATGGCCAAGGACTTCAATGTCCCGCAAGCCAAGGCAGCGGCATGGCTTGCGTTTGAGGATATTGTAAACGAGTCGACGTTCGACCTCGCGAAGCTCGAACACTCGTATGCGATCGGCGGATGTGACCTCTCGGCCACGACCGACTTGACTTGTGCGTCTCTGATCGTGCGCAAACCGAACGACCCGACCGTCTACGTCCTGCAGCATTATTTCATCCCGCAGGGCAAGATTGACGCGCTTGAGAAGACAAAGAGCCGAGAAGCGCCATACAAATTGTGGAGTAAACAGGGATGGCTCACCATCAACGAAGGCGCGGCGGTCGACTATTCGAACGTCACAAAATGGTTCGTTTCGATGGTCAAAGACCACGACATCCGACCGCTCTGGATCTCCTACGACCGCGCTCTTGCCGGTTATTGGGTGCCCGAGATGGAAGGCTACGGCTTCGACATGGAAAAGTGCGCGCAGGGCGCGTTCACGTGGTCGCAACCGATGAAAGAAATGGGCGCGGCTTTCCATGAACATCGCGTCAACTACAATAACAACCCCGTGCTCCGTTGGTGCTTAACGAACACGGCGGTCAAATCACTCAACAAGGACGGGATCGAGTCAATTCAGCCCGTTAAGATACAGCAGAACATGAGAATCGACGGAACCGTCTCCCTGCTCAACGCTTGGGTCGGTTACGTCAAGCATTACGACGAATACATGCCGTATGTGAGGTAAACAAGGACATGGGACTTTTTGAAAGATATTTGAAGCGCAAGCTCAAGAGAAGTGAAGCCCTCTGGCGTGAATTTGGACGTTATAACGCCATATTCACACCGTTTAGCGGCGATATGTGGCAGAGCGACCTCGTGCGCTCGTGCATCCGACCCCTTTCGGAGCACACAAGCAAGGCGCTCGCTGTCAGCAACGACGAAGCCGTGGCGAAAATCTTAAACCACAGGCCGAACCGCTACATGAACGGCAAGGATTTTCTCGCAAAAGTCCGCATTTGGCTCGAGGTCAAAAACAACTCGTTCATCATGATCGACAGAGACGACAAGGGCAACCTCGCGGAAGTATATCCGATTCCGTACACATCACTTGAGGCCATCGAGTCAAGCGGCGTGTTGTTCATAAAATTCGGGCTTCCAAATGCCGGCTTTTTAACGGTGGCATGGGATGACCTCGCAGTCCTCCGTAAAGACTACTACACGAGTGAAATCTGGGGCGACGATAACAGCGCGATCCATGGAAAGCTCTCGATCATTGACACCATGGACCAGGGCGTCGACAACGCTGTCAAATCAACGGCCAACCTTCGAGGCATCATCAAGAGCACGAAGGCAATGCTCGCAAGCGAAGAGATCAAGAAACAAAAAGACGATTTCATCCGGGACTACATGAACCTCGAAAACTCCGGCGGTATTGCATCACTTGACGCAACGCAGGAGTTCACGCCGATCACCATGAACCCGACCGTGGTCGACGCGCAGACAAGGAAAGAGTTCCGCGAGGACGTTTTCAGATACTTCGGAGTGAATGACAAGATATTGATGTCAAGCTACGACGAGGAAACCATGGAGGCGTTCTATCAAAGCCGCATCGAGCCCTTCCTGATCGCTATCTCGCAAGAGTTCACAAGCAAGATATTTACTCGGCGCCAGCTCGATCTCAAGCGGTACATCGTTTATCAGGGCGATCACCTGCGGTTTGTCAGCAACGCGAACAAGCTCAAAATGGTCGCACTTGTCGACCGTGCCATCATGACACCGAACGAAGTGCGTGCAATGTATAACCTCAAGCCATACGAAGGCGGCGATGAGTTCCAGAGACGACTCGACACCGCTGCAACAGGCGCGAAGAAGGGAGAAAAGACAAATGGATCTAATCCAGAAGATTGAGAACGGACGAACATATCGCTCTTTCGCTCTTGCTAGCGAAAAACCCGACGATGCGGAGAATTACAACGTGCGCGGATATGCGTCGACATTCGAAGAGCCCTACACGCTCTGGGAAGATGACGAAATACGCGTCGATGAGATCGTTGACCGCAACGCGTTCGCAGGCTGCGACATGAGCGACGTTATTTTTCAGTATGACCATGAAGGCCGTGTGTTTGCTCGCACGAGCAACGGCACCCTCGGCATCTCGACCGATGACCATGGTCTTCTTGTAAACGCTTATCTTGGCGGCACAGACATCGGCCGAAGTCTGTACGGAGAGATAAAGGGAGGCTATACCTCAAAGATGTCCTTCGGTTTCAGAGTAACCGGGGACAAATTCACAAGCGAAGAAAGGGACGGAAAAGTCTTTTACACTCGCCGCATCCTCAAGATCGGCAAATTATACGACGTTTCCGCCGTTTCAATGCCCGCAAATGACGGCACGGAAATCTCGGCGAGGAGCTTGCGCGACGGAGAGATCGCGCAGCTTGAAGCGGAGCGACTTCTTAAAGCTGAGAGAGAAAAAACCGTCCGGGCAATGCTCGACAAAATCGAGACCATCCAGAAAGGAGCAACAAAATGAACCTTAAAGAGATTATTGCACGCCTTGGCGAGATCCGCACCCTCCTCGAGTCTGACGAACAGGCAGACCTTGAGAAGCTGAGCGCCGAGATCAACGACCTCGAGGCACGCAAGAAGGAGCTCGAAGACATCGAACTCCGCAAGAAACTTGCCGCAGGTATCAACGCCGGCACCATCGAGCCGGACAAGACCCTCGGAACCAACAACGAAGAAAGGAACGAAAAAACCATGTACGCAGTAGACTCCAAAGAGTACAGAGACGCTTTCATGAAGAGACTGATGGGCAAAGAGCTCACAGTTGAAGAGCGTGGTGCAATGGATTCCGGCGACGCATCAGGCGGCGCAGCAATCCCCACAATCACCCTTGACAAGATCATCCAGGAACTCGGCAATGCCGCTCCTATCCTCAACGAGATCGACCTCATGCACATCCAGGGCAACGTCACAATCGGCGTTGAAGGCACCGTGAACGATGCAACACTTCACACCGAGAACGCAGCCATCACAGGCAGCGGTGACACACTCGTGAAGGTAACTCTTGGCGGTTTTGAGATCGTCAAGATCATCCCCATCAGTGCAAAGCTCAACGCCATGAGCATCAACGCCTTCGAGAATTGGCTTGTGAACAACCTCACAAGATCAGTCGCAAAGAAGGCAGGATATTACACCATCAACGGAACAGGATCCTCGGAGCCCAAGGGCATCGAGTACGCTGACACATGGGTTGATGATACAAACGCCATCGACTGGGCGGGCACAGCTCCCACAGTCGCAGAGGTGCAGGAGCAGATCGGTCTTATCGACGACGAGTATGTCGACGGTGCAAAGTGGCTTATGAGCTTCAAGACCTTCTGGACCAAGTTCCACCCTCTCAGAGACGAGAAGAAGCCCGAGATCATCAGCGGAAACATCAAAGACGGTTATTTCATCTTTGGCTTCCCTGTTGTTTTCGACTCGAACGTCTCGGCAGGCGTTGAGTATTTCGGCAACTTCTTCCAGGCTGTAAAGGGCAACTTTGCGGCACCGATCAAGTTCAGCAAGTCCGCAGAGTCCGGCTTCACCCGCAACGCAGTCGACTACAAGGGCGACTGTCTGTATGACTGCAAGGCCCTCGGTGGCGGACGCATCACAAAGGGCGCAGCATCGCTCTAATTTGAGGAGGGCAAAACCATGAGAGGATATATTCCCGAGCTCCTGAGCACGGACGCGTTCAACACGCCCGTGCCCGCTGCAAAGGTCGCGCTCATTGAGCTCTCGACAGCTCAGGCAGCGGCCGCAGACGATGACGGTCTTCTCTCCGGCGTGACACTCGGTTCATCGGGTGCCGTAGTCAAGACCGAGTTCCTTGCCGCAATGCCTTACTGCCGCAACATCACCATCGCCACAACCGGCACAGCCGGCAATGTTAAGGCGGGCACGATCGTGGTGGAAGGCGAAGACATCAACGGCGACTACCTCAAGGAAGAGGCAGAAGTGGAAACAGACACACACGTTTCTTTTACAGGCGCGTGTGCGTTCAGCAAGATCACAAAGGTGACCTTCCCCGTCATGGACGGAGCTGTCACCGCTAAAATGGGATGGGGCGACCTTTACGGCGTGCCCTTCATGTTTAGCGCTGCACCTCTCGCCCTTGGCGCAGTCGATCACGTCAACGAAGCCATCACTTGGACCGTTGACGACGATGAAATCGCGAAGAACACGTTCACATTCTCATCGGCTCCCGCCGGCGAGACTGTGCAGGTGGCAATGTACATTTAATCACATCATCACGAGGTAAATAACATGAGTGACGCAAGTATCACGGCTGCGATCAAGACAGCCGACAGAATCACAGGGACACACCTGGACACGGAGATCGCCAGACTCATCGCGTGGGCTCGCGCAGAGCTTGAGCGCCTTGGGATCCCGCACTCCGTAGCGATCGGAACGGACGCTCTTGTCGAAAACGCCGTGATACAGGGCGCACTCTCACAGATTGCCCGCGATGATAAGATCAGAGACGCCGCAGAAAAAGCATTTATTTATAACTGCGACTGTCTTAAAAAACACGAGTGGCAACTTGTCGAAGGCGTCTCAAACGAGACGACACAAACCACCACAAACGGGGAAAATCCCGAGAACGAGGGTACACAGACCCCCGGAAACGAGAACCCCGATAATGAGGCAACACCATGAAACGAAACGATCAGGCGACGCTCATCGTCTACACTCGAAACAAGTCGGAACGCATACCGAACCGCACGACATTGTTCTGCGGGAGAAAGTCGGTCAGATATTCGGAGTTTTACGCAGCCACACAGGTCGGTATTACTCCGAAGTACATCCTCGAGTTCGATCTCGGAGAGTACGAAAGCACTTATATGACCACCTCCGACGGCTTGCAGATCCCGACAGAGATCGAGTACAACGGTGGGCACTACAATGTTATACGCTCATACGAGCCGGATAACTACACCATCGAGGTCACAATAGGCGAATGAACGTAAAACTTGACTACGAACCAACCCTCGGCGCACTTGTCGCCGACGTCCTCCGCTGCGAGAAACTTGCCGAGACAGAACAAGAGGCTTGCCTCAAAGAGATCGGCAAAGTCATCAAGGAAGAGGTCAAGGCGCTCCTTCCGAAGTCTGACGAAGGACACAAGCACATGAGGGACGACATCAAGGTCACGATTGACGGAAAGCGTAAAAAGACCGGTGCGATGGGCGTGGTCGTTCATGGTGGCAAAGACACCGCATATAAATGGCACATGCTTGACGATGGCACTCGCAACCCAAACGGCACGGTGCACACAAGGCCGCTCAAATTCACGACGAAGGCGCTCAAGAACGCCGAGGCCAAGGTTGAGAAGATCGTCAACGACTATGTGGGAAAGGTTACAAACGCATGACAGAGGCACAGCTCAAAAAGCTCATCGAGGACACCCTCGAGATTCCCGTATATACGGGCGCGGACTCTATAACCTACCCCAGCGCCACGCTCGAAGTGGACTCTCTCCCTGCCGGATTATATGGCGAGGGCTCAGTGCTCCACCGCTTGAGTGATGCAACAATCAATTTGTGGTTTAAGGACAAGGCAACACGCGACACGGCGACGACCACGCTCGACGCAGCTCTCCAAAACATTTTCGGGCTGACCGTCGGCGAGATCGAAACCTATTACGACACAACAGCGAAAAAGTTCAGAGCGGTCTTTCCGCTTGAATTTATTCCGCTTGATACAACGGAGCCGGAACCCGAGCCCGACCCTGATCCGACACCCGACCCCGATCCGACACCCGACCCCGATCCGACTCCCGAGCCGGATCCTGAACCCGAGCCGGATCCTGAACCTGAGCCGGATCCCGAGCCGACACCCGACCCCGAACCTACACCATAAGGAGACACTGAACCATGGGATTCAAGTTTAATGTTAGGAATTGCCAGTATGCTCCCGTCAGCGTCAACAGTGACAGCACATATACACTTGGCACCATCGTGAAGCTCCCCGCTCTCAGAGAAATCGACATCACTTTCAGGACAGCAACCGGGGAACTCTACGGCGACGGCAAGCTCGTATCCAAAGACGCCAAGATCACGGGTGCAACGCTCAAGATCGGAATCGACAAGATTCCCCAGGCAGAACATGCGGCAATTCTTGGCCATACCGTAACGGAGAAGGGCTTGGAACAGATCAAAACATCTGACAACCCCATCGAAATCGCGGTATATGCTGAGATTCAGCTTAACAATGGCGGTTATGAGGCGTTCTGGTTAGTTTCCGGAAAGGCTGAGCCCGTGAACATCGCAGGCAAACAGTCAGAGGGAAACATCACATACACCACGGACGAGCTGACGGTCAACTGCATCGCAAGATTAAAAGACGATCTTATCATTGTGCGCGCTGATACAGACAACTCGGACTTTAATGCGGCTGCACAGACCGCATTCTTGTCAGGCCCCGACATCGCATCGTAACAACAACACAGTGAGTTAATGGGTGCGGTGTTTCCAACGCGTAAGCATCGCACCGGGCTCACTTTTATGGGAGGGATAACATGAGGAAAACAATGCAATGCAAAGCAGCGCCCGAGCTTGAGATCATAAGCGGAGAGGAGTCGATCCTGCTCCGTTTCAACATCTCAATGTGGGCGAACCTGCAGGACACCGACGAGGGACTCGAAGCCTTGAAAAAGGCATCAGTCTCCGAGACGTGCGCCCTGATCGTCTGGGCGGCAGGAAAAGACAACAACGACGATCTCACTCTTGAAAAAGCCCGCGCACTTGTGTCAGGCATGGACGTCTCAAACGTCTCCGAGATCATCAACATCTTCTCGGACAGCGTGGGCATGGACATCGACAAGCTCGACAATGCTCAAAAAAAAATGATATTGCAAATCATGAAGGCAGCGGTCAAGAACTGAAAGAGTTCGAACTTGACCTTCTTTTATACATCTGGACCGTACACATGGGACTGACGGAACGCGATTTCTTCGAGGCTTCCCTCAGTAAAATGTGTTACTTCGTAAACCGTTGGGCAGAGGAGCAGAAAACGATCGCAGACCAAGCGCAAAACCCTCGCGGATCTGCACCGTCTCCCTCCGTCCCCGCCACCAGTTTGAAGAGCGTACTGAAAGGACTGATCTAAGTCATGGCATCAAATAAGCGCACCATTTACCTCGGACTTGATTATTCGCAATTCTCCGGGGGAATAACCGAAATAAATCGCAAAATGGGACTTCTTGACGCCGAGTTCAAGCTTGCCACGGAGCAGGCCAAGAATTACGGCACCGAGACGGACAGCCTTGCGTTAAAGCAGGAATATCTCACCCAGAAGATTGAGCTGCAGAAAAAGAAGGTTGAAGAGGCAGAAAAGGCATATAATGCAGTCATGTCATCACAGAGCGCGTCACAAAAAGAGATCGACGCGCTTGATAAGAAGCTCCTGCAGGAGCGCACAACGCTCGAAAAACTGAACGGCGAACTCAAAGAAGAAGAAGACGCCACCAACAAAGCAAATAAAGCAAATAAGTCATTTGGCGATGAGATCCGAAGCGTTGCCTCGGCGCTCGGCTTGCAAGCATCTCCGGCGGTCGAAGCTCTGGCGAAGAAATTCGACGGCGTGAGCGCAGCGGTCGGCAATGCGATCCTGGTAGTCGGAGCGATCGGCGGCGCTTTTGTAAAAGCAGCCAAAGACACGGCAGAATGGGCGGACGATCTTCTCACACTCTCAAAGCAAACAGGTCTCACAACCGACGAGCTCCAGAAATTACAATATGCCGCCGATTTTATCGACGTCGACGTTCAAACGATGAGCGGATCCATGGAAAAGCTCATCAGGACAATGGACAACGCACGCGACGGCTCAAAAAATGCACAACAGGCATTCAAAGACCTTGGCATTCGCGTGACCGATAGCACCGGGCACCTGCGCGACAGCAATGAAGTATTTTATGAGGCAATCGATAAGCTCGGAAAGATCAAAGACAACACCGAGCGCGACGCTGCGGCGATGGAGATCTTCGGAAGATCGGCGCGCGACCTCAATCCGCTCATTGACGCAGGATCGAAAAAGCTAAAAGCGCTCGGCAAGGAAGCCGAAGACCTTGGTATTATCATGGGCGAGGCAGACGTCGAGGCAGCGGGAGCCCTTAACGACGCTCTCGACCGCTTTTCAAAAGTAGCCGACGGCCTCAAGGGACAGCTTGCCCTGACCGTCATCCCCGTGCTCACCGGGCTATTTAATGCACTTTCATCGATCCCCGTGCCGGTTCTGCAGACTCTTGTTATCCTTGGCACCGTTGTAGTCTCAATCGTTTCAATCGTGAAAGCGATCAAGTCCTTGACCGACACCGCCAAGACGATCAAGGGGTTCTTTTCGGCGTTTGACACGTCAACACTCAAAACGACGGGCATCATACTCGGAGTCGTTGCCGCTCTCATCGCTCTCGGTACAATAATCGCCATCATTGCCGGCAAGGGCAACGAGATACAGGGTGCAATGGCATCCACGACTCAAATGGTCAACCAGGTCAGCGGAACGGTCACAGACGCGCAGAATAAAGTCAATACGACATCAAGAAACGCTTCCGGCACGCAATACTTCCGGGGCGGCCGCACTTGGGTCGGCGAAGAAGGTCCCGAGCTCGTAACGCTCCCCCGCGGCACCAAGATCGAACCCTCCCGCGAAACAAATCGCGTGGAATATAACACATTCAACATCACGATCGACGCCAAAAACGTCAGCGACTTCAATAAAGTGGTTGAGCTCGCCCGCAATCAGAGAATGGCAGAAAGGAGAACACGCTAATGGCAATTTTAACACTCGCGTGCACCGGCGGAACCTTTTTGTCGTATAGAAACCCCGGCAGTGATTTATCGGGAATGTCAAATATTCCAACTTGTTACGCCTTTTTATCAACTCAAAATGAAAACCAAAAAAGACAACTTGCACAGACTAATCCCAGTTATCTTGATAACGGTGGCGCACTTTTAGAATTTGAAGGAAACAATATTCTACAATATAAACAAATAAATAGAGTAATCTTAACGTATGAAATTACAGCAGCAGGCGACTACTCTATACCGGCATATTTAAGGCATGGAAATCACGACGGACAATATTCGTACTGCGAAAATATTGCGGCATATATATCAGACGCAACAATCTCACAAATCAATTTAAATAATTTTAAAAACTTAGGATCAATTTCATCGTCACAAATCAGCGCTTTAGGTTACGAAGTCGGTAGAAACATATCAACATATCAAAGACATGCCGACATAACAAACTTATACAAATCTCTTTTTGCAGGAAAATCGTCAAGATTTATTATTTCGACAGGTGAAAACATTGACAACGGAAAAACGCCGGATAGTCCAGAGCAAATTGTATATTCTTATCTCTTTTGCGCATATTATCAAACTTCTGATCCAAATGTATATAATGAGTATGTTATTGCAAAATCTTCGGCATATTTAACAATAGACTACGATGACGTCGCACAGCCGGCACCTACACCGACATATCCGTGCAATGTAACATTGCAGGAAAATAAAGACGTAAGTTTTACTTGGCTGTTTAATTCGAGCACGGCAGCAGGACAAAAATCCGCAACTTTGCAATATAAACTTGTATCAGCAGGCTCATGGACCACAGTCACAAGTTCAGGCGAAGCAAAGTCGTATATATTACCGGGTGGACTTCCGCAAGGATCTTATGAGTGGCGCGTGGCCGTCACAAATGTTATTGATGAAACATCAAGCTACAGCGCGACGCAAAGCTTCAACGTAATAGGTAAACCCGCCTCGCCTGTCATCGAAACACCTGATAATTGTTGTTTGACAACGATCAGATGGAACGCAACAGGTCAGGACGCTGCGGAAATCTTGCTCTACCAAAACGACGTTCTTCTTGCGCATGAAACGCGTGCAACAACGATTGCAGAATACAAGCCTCAAATGTTTCTTAAAGGCGACTATTCAATCAAAGTCAGGATAAAAAACAATGCGGATATTTGGAGCAACTTCGCCATTTCTACATTTTCGATAAACGCAGCGGGACCCGACAAAGGAACGCTTGAAATGATTCCGTTTGATAAACATGTGCAACTTAACGGGACATCGGAAGCAACAAACGCTGCGATCATCAGAAGAACAAACGGAGTCGAAAGCATCATCGCAACGGCAGCAAGCGCGATCGACGACACCGTTGCCGGGGGCATTGAATACGAATATGTACTTCGTACATGGGACACCGGCGGATATACTGACAGCGAGCCCAAGATCGTGACGTTTGATTTTGCGGGATCCATCATAAAATCAAATAATCACGAGCTCAATCTCAAAACATCAGAGGAAAAGTTCCTCATGCACGAGGAAGCGATAAGCAGGAACCTCGCAGTCAACAACTTCGTCGGCCGTGAATATCCCGTCATTGAGCGCGGCGAATTTACGACTCTCACGATCACAAAGCGCTTTTACATATCGCGCGAAGAAAAACCGATCCTTGACGACATGGCAAAAGAGCCGTCGATCTTCTATCGTGATTCACGAGGCAATGCTTTCAAAGCGGTCATAACAAGCTTAAAATATAACGAGTATATGACCCGGGACTACATTGCGGAAATAACATTATTAAAAACCGCACCCAACGAGGTGATTATCAATGTATAGTTTGGCAACAGGTCAATATACAGAGGAGCAAATTCGTGCCATGCTCACGGGCGACCGTGAAGTGTGGTATGAATTTGACCTGCTCGACAAAAACAAGATTCCGATCGGACAGATCAGCGCGACCGGGAGCATTGACTATAACGCGACCGTGAACATACAAAGGACGGCGCAGCTTGATCTCATCGAGACGCGAGATATTAATTTCGCATCCGACAAGATAAAGCCGTCAATGTGTCTCAAAACACCAACAGGAACGGAAAAGTTCCCGCTCGGTGTTTTTTTCATGTCATCGCCCTCCAGAGAAGCGGCAACGGGTACCGTCCGAAGATCCGTCGAGTGCTACGACATGACGCTGCAGCTTGTCGACGACAAATTTACATCACGGTATAAAGTGGCAGCGGGCACGGCATACACGACAGCGGTCCAGAATATTCTTTCAAGCGCCGGAATCACCGACGCCATTGTCACAGCGAGCCCGTTGACGCTACAAAGCGACATCGAGTTTCCGCTTGGAATGACCAAGCTCGAAGCGATCAATCAGCTCCTCAAAGCTATCAACTATAACAACATATACGCAAACCAAAACGGGAAGCTCGTTTGTGAACCTTACGAGGATCCTTTAACACGTCCGGCGCAAGCATCATATTCGACGGACAGCAACAGTATTATATTTGCGGGAATCCGTGAAGAACTTGACATTTTCAAAGTTCCGAACAAAGTCATCAGGTACCTTGAAACAGCAGACCGCGGAACGCTCATCGCGGAAGTCACAAACACGGATCCGACGTCAATCCTCTCCACCGTATCACGCGGCAGAACGATCGTCGACATCAAAAGCGTGAGCGACATCGCCGACCAGGCAACCCTAAACGCATATACACAAAGAGTCATGGACGACTTCAAAGTGTACCAGAGGATCCTTGTAGACACGGCAGCAATGCCGAACCACGGAAACCTTGATTGTCTGTATTTCATAGACAAGGAGCTCGACGTTTCCGGCAAGTATATAGAAGAGGCTTGGCATATCGATCTTACTCTCGGCGGTCACATGAGGCACACAGCCCGCAAAGTATTGAGTTTATAAAGGAGGCAGCGCATGAGCTTATACGACAATGCGGTCGACGAAGTAAAAGGCGCCGAGACCCCGATCCCGTCCGCCGTATCTCTGGCGAAAGTCACGTCTTTATCAAATGGCAAGGCAAGCGTGCAGTTCTACGGAGAAAGTGAGCCGAGCACAAAGCTTTATCCGTATATCGAAGGATATAAGCCGGCAGTCGACGACGTTGTTTGTATGCTTGTCCAGGGCAACACGTTCATCATCCTGGGCAAAATAAGCAATGCAAATATAGTCGACAACTACAAACCGACCGCTGCGGAAATCGCCGGCGCATATTTGACGCAACAAAGTGCCGCAGACACATATCTGAGCAAAACAGACGCGTCAAACGATTACCTAAGCAAAACAGATGCGGCAAACACCTACAGAGGTAAAGACGCATATTTTGACAGACTTGGAAGCGGAAACAATTATATATTAATTTCAGGAGCAGGTGCATATGTTTATGGCTCTTTAGACCTTGGTAATGCTAGCTACAGACTCCGAGCAGTAACATCCACATACACCGACACGGATCACATCAGAACGCCAAGCGGATCCGCAGCCTTTGACATTGGCAGCGGACTAATGACGCCAAGTTCAAACAATGGATCATCAATCGGCACATCGTCAAAAAAACTATACAACTTATATGCAACAAACATCTACGGCTCCGTTTCAGACTCATCCGACCGTCGTTTCAAAAAAACGATCAAAACCCTCGGACGCAAATGGCTAGATTTCTTTTATCGTCTCCGTCCGACGTCCTTCAAATACAAAGACGGTACAAGCGACAGGACGCACACGGGATTTATCGCCCAGGAAGTCGAAGAAGCTGCTCGCGAGTCCGGCATGGGACTCCACGACATTGCGGCGATCGTCATCGATTCAGATGGGCGCTATTCCCTCAGATATCAAGAGCTCATTGCCGTGCAAACGCTCGCGATTCATGACCTCAAGTTTGAGGTCGACGAATTGACCCGCCGCGTCGCAGCTCTCGAGCGCGCAGTTAGAAAATAACGCATATCTGTCGCAGGATAGTCGCGTTTATTCACATAAGCGTTAAGTGAAAGAAAGGACATATAAACATGAACTCGAACTACAATATAAACCTTCACTTCAATCAGGCCATCACACAGCGCACCGGCTACGCCTTCAAGATCGGAGATAAAGGATGCAAATTCAACATCCATTGCGAAGACCTCGACCCGACGGGAATGAACCCGCACATTATATTTAATCATTCAGACGGCACATGTGTCGAGGGCATACCGACGACCATAAGCGCGCGCGATTATGAATATGTCATCCAGGGCAACGAGTTCGGCGTGTGCGGCAAGACCGTGGTCGACGTCAAATTTTATGACGGGGATCCTGCGACGCAGCGCATAAGCACCGCTTCGTTTATGATCGAAATCCTCCCGGATACTATCACGCCATTCGATGAGAACGCGGGACCTTATGCGGACTCACTCGAGCGCGCAAAGGAAGAGCTTGACGAAGCGACAAGCGACCTCTCCGACATGGATGCGCTATTTGCGCAAACGCTGCAGGACTACATTGACGCCTTTGGCAACACGGCCCCGATCAATCCCCGCGGCGCTTATGACCCCAACATATTATATAAGCCCCGCGACGCCGTATACTATACGAGCGGCGGCAAAACCCTCACCTACCTCAACAATCTCGAGTGTACCGGCGTCGACCCGACCAACACAAGCAACTGGCAGCCGATCATCGACATCACCGGCATCCCCGCGATCATTGATAATTGCGCCTCAACGTCGACCACGGACGCCCTTTCCGCTAATCAGGGACGTGTACTCAACGAGAATATTGAAGCTATTGTTGATTCTGGGGCGAAAAATCTTTGGGATATTGAGGGTTGGCTAAACAAAAACAATCAATCATATACAAAGAGCGGTAGCGTCTTTACGATACCCACATCGGCAGATTTAAGCAGTAATCCGTTTGTTTTCTCTGATACAAATATATCGGTCACATTGAGCGCAAGCGTTGATTTTACCGCGTCAGCCTTTGACATAGAGTTATTAGATACAAACAACAATGTTGTTGGTTCACTTGGAGCAGGGACAGGAACGGTTACAGCAAGTGGGTGCAAGATAAGATTTAATAATCCGTACATAGGGCAGTCGGTAACGCTTACAAATCCAATGCTCCGTGACGCTCGGGTCATAGACCCGACTTATGCTCCGTTTGCAAAGACGAATTTGCAACTGACGAACGACAAAGCAGAACGTGCCGACATTGCTACAATATATGTCAACGGCTCAACCAACACCACAGGCTCTACAATCCCGAAGGGTACGTTGTTCTATCTTAACGGTAGTTTGTGTAAGGCGATAATGGACATAGCCGTTAATGCGACATTTACGCTTAATACGAATTTCGTGGCTGACACTATAGCCGAGGAGGTCAAGAAGTGGGTACTTGTAGCAACCGCAACAGGTGACGGCGTTAAGACCTTCGCACAAGTAATTGCGGAAATCTCGGCAAGTTACAACGCATCCGAAATGTACAAGTACAGAATCATCGACAATGACGGCAAGTGCTTTTACCCCATGGGTGCGTATACATTTGTCCATACGGACGGAGCGGACACAGGTCTTACAAACCTCTATTTCCGCATTATGGATTTATCGGGTAACGGATTTTACGAGGCAAACAACACGCTTGCACTTACAAACTATAGCACGTCTGTATTCACGAGCGGCAGGACGTTAAAACTTTATAAAATAGGCTAAAGGAGGACATAAACCATGAATTACGCAATCATCAGACAAGTAAACGGAAACTTTTTCATTGAAGCCGAGGGCTTCACAACACCCGATTCAGCTATTTTAGCATGGTACGATGTGTGCAAGGCTAACAGAGCCGCACAAGACGTTGTAAAGGCTACAATCTCAATCGTTGATGAAAACCTTGACCCGTTAGACGGGGGTAAATACAAGGAAACAATCGTACACGCACAGGGTTAAACAGAGCCTACAGGGCATAAAAAAGGTAACGCGATAACACCACAACACTAATTAAATTGAAAGGGCACACATCATCATGGAACAGACTATCAGCTTTACAATAGGGGATTTATACGGGTTTATCTTGGGAATTTGCGGATTGATAGCGGCGGTAGCGGCAGCGGTCGCGGTCGTGGCTAAGCTTATACAAAAGTGGAAAGCGCCAAATGCTAAGCAAAACGAGGAAATCTCCGAGCTGAAATCCCGTGTAACAAAAATCGAAGACAGGCTTGAAGAAGGCGATCGAATGTTTAAAGATGACAGACAGCAAGCCAAGGAACTCGAAGAAGATTTGAAAGCGGTCACTCGTATGATCATCGAAGGCCTGCAGGCGCTTATGGCCAACGCTCTTGACGGAAATAATAAAGACGTTTTATGTAAAGTTAAACAACAGATAGACGATTATTTGATTAGTCGCGTATAACGCACCCATCCACGCGTGGGACGCGCTGAAATTGAGCTCGGTATAATTCCGGGCTCTTTTGTTTGAAAGCAGGTGATTCTATGAAAAAAATGGATTTAAAAAGCATCATCACACTCATTGTTGTGAGTGTCCTCGCCGTGGGTGTCCTGGTAATCATCGCCGGGATCCCCATCGGTTACATTGACGCAGAAACCGCGAAGACAGTCATCACGAGCCTTTCGGAAAACTTCGACAAGGCTCTTTTAATGATAATCACGTTCTACTTCGCAAAAAAGGCAGCGGAGAAAAAGGAAGGCGACACATGACAGAAATAAAAGATTTTATAAAATACGTCCGAAGCAAATACTTGAATCATTGCGCGTATCTCTGGGGCGCTTCCGGGCAGATCGTCGGCAAGACGACGCCGGACGAGATCATCAAGCTCGAGAGCACAAGCGACAAGCCCAAGATCAACGCAAGGCGCGTGCTTGCACATGTCGGTTTAATGGTCGAATGTGGTTATAACCTCGACGTTGCTCAGTTCTTTGATTGCTCCGGCTATGTTATCGACGGGCTGACACACTTCGGGCTGTTTTACGGCGACACAACCGCCGACGGACTTTTTAACCTTGGGACATCTATAAAACCAAGCAACGCAAAAGCGGGCGATCTTGTTTTCAAAAAGTTAGGCACAAAAATGGTCCATGTCGGAATTTATGCCGGTGATGGCCGTTGCTATGAGTGCAAGGGGCGCGATGACGGCGTTGTCATGTCAAACCTGAGCGACTGGGAATATGCAGCGCACTATACTTGGTTTGATGAGCTCAAACTCTCGCGTAAACTCAAAGTCGTGTCGGATCCCATGACGGGCGCGGACGTTGTAAACGTGCAAAAAGCTCTTTGCTCTCATGGATTCCCGTGCCAGATCTCGGGCACGTTCACGACCAACACAAAAGACGCGGTTACACGCTTTCAGAAGGCCGCAAAACTCAATGTAGTATCTTATGGCGTAGTAGCAAAGAAAACCGCAGAGGCACTGGGGATAAAATGGGCAAAGTAAAAACCAAGAAAAAACACCGAGATTCAAGTTATATGTGGGTCAACCCTATTGACCCGAGAAGAAAAACAACCATCAAGACTCAACAGCGAATAGATCAACATGCGCAAGATATAGCCAGATTGAACAGAATGGCCAAAATGGAATATGAGAATTATTTGAAAGGGATAACATGAAAATATGCAATTTCACACAGGCAGAGCTCGACACATTTCGAAATGAGTGCAATTTCACCGACCTCGAACTTCGTTGTTTTGAGCTCAAGGCCAAGGACTGCACCGACGTGCAGCTCGCTCTCAAATTAAGCATATCGGAGTCGACGGCAGCGGTCACGATGAGGCGCGTCCGTGCCAAGATCATGACGATCCTGGATAAAAACACCCGCAAAGAAGAAACTCCCGCATGTGGGTGCGGTCGTTCGTGTATCGGAATAATCTCGCACACAATGGCAGAGTGGGCGAAGATCCCCGACTTCCTCAGCAAAAAGGGCACGATCTACGTTTATGCAGACTACAGAACCGACAACGAGGTCAGCGTTCCGCGTCTCAAAATCGGCGACGGCATGAGCTCAATCTCGGAGCTGCCTTTTGCGACCATGGCCATAACGGACGAAGACATCGAGTTCTGGGACAATAAACCCGACAATGAAGGCAACGACCTCGGGACGTGCATCGAGATTGACAGCTCTTTCGCCGGAGCTGAACGGTTCATCTTCCCGTGCGATGGGTACCTGACGCTTGAGTTTAACAAGGTCGAGGTCTTTGACGTCATGACAAAAAAGGGAATCCCGATGCCCGACACTCCTGAATTTGTCGAGGTGAACATCTACGGAGCAAGTGGCAAGTCCTTCTTTACATTCAGCAAATACGCACGCACCGACTACCAGAGCAAAGAGGTATTTGTCCGCAAAGGCATGAAGTGCGAGTTTGTGACCGCATCATCTAACGCAACGGTCAAATTCATTCCTTTGATTTAATCAAACAGCGGTGTTGATACGGGTGCAAGCGTGCCGTCTACGCGAGACTTAACACATGCAGGGAACGCGTCCCTAAGCGCAAGCAAAACTCCTCAAACGCCGGATAATGGACTGACCGCACCGGGGCCGCTGTTTGCTTAACAATATCATGCAAATTTTATACAGAAACGCCACAAGAACCCCGCAGGTCGGGGTTCTTTTTTTATGCGATGATATACCCATCAAAAGAAGGGAGGCCCGAGCATGTGGCACGAATACAACCCGAACCCACTCGGCAAGCGTGTCGGTGACTGCGCGATCCGTGCGATCAGCGCCGCCGAGGGCTTGTCGTGGTTTGATGCTTATGACGCATTAAGTCATTACGGCCGCATGTTTGGAAATCTCCCCAACAGTAACGACGTCTGGGGCACATTCCTGCACGATGAAGGATATAAGCGCCACGTTATCCCGGACACATGTCCCGAGTGCTACACGGTCGCCGACTTTTGTCGCGATCATCCGAAGGGCGTGTTTGTTCTCGGTACCGGCTCGCATGTCGTGACCGTTATTGATGGCAATTATTGGGACGCATGGGATTCCGGTGCGGAAGTGCCCGCATATTATTGGGAGGCTGACACATGAACCCGTATTTATTCAATCCTTATTATCAACCCCCGCAGGGCTTTAATGCTCCGCAGGTACCTCAGACCATACCGAACAAAACAAACGGCTTTATTGGCGTACAGAGCGAGCAGGAAGCGCGGAGCTTTCCCGTGGGCCCCGGCGAGAGCGTGACCTTCCGCGATGAGTCGGCGCCGTACATCTACACGAAGACCATGGGAAGCTCACCGCTCGACCGTCCTATCTTCGAAAAGTTCAAGCTGATCCGTGAAGACGACGCGCCGGCAGCGGAACCCATCAAGGAATTGGTCGATCTCTCGAACTATGTGCTCAAGGAAGATTTTGAAGAGATCAAGACACAGATCGCCGAAGTCCGCAAGGACGTCCTTGCAATCAAGGACAAGACCAAGAAGCGCGTGATCCGTGAGGTGGAGGTTGATGATGACTAATATCATGGAAATCATGCAAAACGTCGCACAGCTCAAACAAAACCCGCTCGGGATCCTCTCGAAGCGTTTCAACATACCCGCAGAAGTCGGCAACAACCCGAACGACATTCTGCAGCATCTTCTCAACTCCGGCCAAGTGTCGCAGACACAGGTCAATCAGGCGATGCAGATGCGCAACATGTTCATGCGGCATTAAAATGTACCCTTGAGCGGTGCACCGCTCTCAACATACCGACCGCCACGCGCGAAGGCGGCCGCTCACCAAAAAAAGTTATTGGAGGACAAACAAAATGGCACTTGATGACACAAACAACGGCTTCTTTATGCCCGTAGCACCTGCAGGTTCGGGTTCCGGCAACGCCTTCGGCGGTGACTGGGCTTGGATCATTCTGCTCCTTCTCCTTGGATGGGGCAACAACGGCGGTTTCGGTGGTAACGGTGGTGCCGGCTCGATCTATCCCTGGATGAACCAGAGCAACCAGATCAGCGACGGCTTCCGCGATCAGATGATCAACGGAACCGTGAACGGGATCCAGAGCTCCGTCACATCGGGATTTGGTGACGTGCAGAACTCTCTCTGCGCAGGTTTCGCCGGAGTAAACGCAGCGATCACCAACACACAGATGGCAAACCTTGAGCGCTCGTTTGCAGCTCAGACAGCAAACACCGCAGCAATCTCGGGACTCTCTTCTCAGCTCGCACAGTGCTGCTGCGATAACCGTCTCGCAACATGCCAGACCCAAAACCTTGTTGCAGCGGAAAGCGCAGCAACCCGTCTCGCTATCCAGGAGCAGACTCAGGCGATCCTTGATAAAATGTGTCAGCAGGAGATCGACGCGCTCAAGTCGCAGAACATCGCCCTGCAGAACCAGGTCAACATGCAGAACCTTGCCGCATCGCAGACAGCTCAGACGGCGGCTCTCATCGCTGACAACACGGCACAGACTCAATACCTGGTTAATCGCATCGCTCCGTACCCTGTTGCGGCCTATACAGTTCCCAACCCTTTCGGTACGGGCGCAGCAACCTGATCGGAGGTGTGACACATGGAGAGATACGAAGAACTCAAGGAAATGCTCCGCGCCGAACTCAAACACATCGCTCAAAAAGGCGAGTTAAACATGCAGACGCTTGAACAGGTTGACAAGCTCACGCACTCCCTTAAGTGCATCACGACCGTGGAAGCCATGGAAGACGGCGGAGGATATTCCGAACATTATCCGATGCCCTACCGCGGATATTACGACGACGGCGGTGCTTATGGCCGCGGACGTGGCCCCGCAGCAAGACGCGACAGCATGGGACGTTATTCCTCAGAAATGAGACGTGGCGGATCCTACGACGACGGCGAGAGCATGGACTCATACCGCAATAGGTAAACACGGAGGAGGCTGACGATGGACGACAAAATGTTGATTGCATCTGAGGCGTGTTTTGAGATGGACCCGAGCCCCGCACATGAGGCATGGTTTGAGCGTGTTTTTTGTGCAACATTTGTGCAACACGAGCCCGAAAAAGGCCCTTGTGCAACACTTGTGCAACACACAAAACATAACAAAATATAACAAAACATAACAAACAAAAAACAGCGGAAAGCCTTGTATTTTCAATGCTTTCCGCTGTTTATGCGGAGTAAGAGACTTGAACTCTCACGTCTGTTGACACATGATCCTTAGTCATGACTAATACAAAATTGAAACCCTTGATTTTCTAGGCTTTGCGGGCACTTTTTAAAATCCTTGTGCAACATTTGTGCAACACGGTCAGAAATTTATCGCGTTAAGTTTTGCACGGGTGTCCTCTTTCGTGGCGTCAAGATGAGCATAAACCTTCATGATCATCTCATAAGAAGAGTGTCCGAGGAGCCTTTGCGCTTCTTTGAGGCTTACTCCGGAATAATACAGAGCCGTGCAATAGTTATGCCGGAAATAATAGAGCGAGATGTCTGTCTTGTGTCCGAGAACCGCCTCGATTTTCAGCTTGATATTCTTCCACTCGGTTTCGTAACTCTTCCGGAACTTATAACCGCCGTCCTTCGCGCAGAACAATATCGGGGAAATGTTCGCACCACGGAACGCATGGAGCGCCTCCAGAACGATGCGAGGAGCCTCCACGTCACGAATGGACGTGTTTGTCTTCGGGTGTTGCACGGTCGGGCGGCCATTGTCAAACACAAGGGACTTGTTGACGTGGATCACTCCATTTTTGAGGTCAATATCTTGCCAAGTGAGTGCGTATATTTCCGCAGGACGGAGTCCGCAGCCGTATGCGATCATAACCAGGGCGCGCTCCCGATCAGTGAAGTCGGCACGCTTGACGGCGTCCTTCTCTTCCTCAGTCAGCGCACGGCGCTCTTTTTTGACAGCTCTGGGGAGCTCAAGCAAGTCGGCGGGGTTCTTGACGATGATACCGTCGACAATGGCCTGTTTGAATATCTGACGCAGACACATCCGCATTTGAGAGCAGATCCGAGGCATGGATGCATTCGCATTTATAAGCGCCTGCAGATTCATGGGGCGGATGTCCTTAATCTTTAGGTCATTGATCGCGCCGAAGTGAAGCTTGAGCAGATTTTGATACATGGCGCGCGTATTTATCCCGCGGCTCGCCTTATATGTTTCGAGCCACATTCGGGCATAAGAACCGAAACGGATGTCATCATCGAGCAGATTCTTGCCGGAGCCGAGCACAATCTTCACTTCGGCAATCTTCTTTTCGAGCTCCTGGATCGTCTTCCCCGACAACCATTTCCTTCGAGTCTTTCCATTTTCATCGACACCGATCACGACACCGGTCCGATAATAACCTCGTGATGTCTTTGTATATCGAGCCATGAAATCACCTCCTTAATATCCAAATTCTTTCAAAAGCTCTTTTTCTTTTTCCTTATAACTATCCATGATGCCATCATATATTTTATTGTATGCATCAGTAAACTCTTCGACAAAAGCATCGGCACTGTCAGCAAGCCCGAACGAAAAGTCATTTTCATCTGCAGAAGCTTGCTGCAATATCTCAACAGATCCGTCGATAACGCTCGCAACAAGTGAGCCGTTTTTATAAAACTTCAAATCAACACTTTCCGATTCCGAAATCATGCCGTATTTGTGCATCATGCGGTCAAATGCTTCCTGGCAATATCGACAAATCTGATTGTGGTCAAGATCATCGTGCGCATCCCAGACACGAGAGTCGATATTGAGCAAATAAACAAGTGCTTTTTCGTCATAATCGGCTATTTGTACATGATAAAATTCACATACCTCGGCAATGGCAGCATTATATCCGTCCTTATTTACGGAAGCCGTTGCCGGTTTAAACACAATAATCGCCCCGACGATCAAACCAACCAACACGATAATGCTCACGATTATAATGAAAAGTTTCTTTTTCATTCTTCACCCCTTTGACATTTATCTACGCGAATATTGTTTGTTCCATTTCCAAAAGTGTAACCGTCAAGCGAATTATCAAGTTTGTTTGTCATATGACAGCACTTTTCAGAGCAAGTAAATACCTCTTGTGTCTGGTTTGATAAGGAATTGAGCAGCTGAATGGCAACCTCGAGGCACGGAGCAGGTACCGAAAGCGCTGCCTGGTACAAGCGCATCCTCAGAGCCGTCTCTCCGATGATCGGCTTCGATTTCTGGTCAACTCTTGTTTTGACGGTTTCTTTGCCCCGCGCCGAGTAAGTAAGCATCACTCTGCTCGCGTCCTCAAAGCCCATTAACCAAACAGGATCACAGTTAAATAGCCGAGCCATCTGCTCGATGTAACCTCTTTTTATGTTCTGAACCGTTCCATTTTCCCACTTAAAAACGGTCTGCCTTTGAACCCCGAGCTTCTGCCCGAGTTCTTCCATTGTTAAATTGTTTTCAACTCGCTTATCATGGATTCTTTTTCCCATTGTCGTCATAAACATCACCTCCTGGCATACATATATATCGGCAGATGTGTACTTATAATATACATTTTTTACTAGAAATTATCAAGAAAAATAAAAAAAATGTATTTTTATGTTAATTTCTTGTTGACAAGATAAAATTATAAGGTTACAATGTTGCACATAAAGTAACAGAAGAAAGGAGACAAACATGATAAGCACGAACGATCTCAAGGGAGTAATCGCAACCCACGGAGACACGCAGGCACAGCTTGCGGCATACCTCGGAATCACTGAAAACACGCTTTCGGCCAAGATTAACAACCTTAGAGACTTCTCCAGGGCGGAGGTCGAATTGATCGCTATGAGGTACGCTCTCACCGATGCGGACATGAGAAGGATTTTTTTTCCTTCGCTTGTAACTTCTAATGCAACATACGCATAAAGAAAAGTAACAAGGTGGTGAACAATGTGACATGTATTGATTGCGGGAAGATCTTCCCGGGGCAGGACGAAGGACTGTATATCTGCCCGGAATGTTGGGAGCGGTTCCGCAGACAGACACCCGAGCAACAGCTCCGGGAACTGATTATCAAGACGGGAGGGACAAATGCAGAGATATTTCAGCGTGACGCAGATCGCGGAAATGTACGGCTTGACAAAGCAGACCGTCCGCGAATATTGCCGGAGACCTTGGCAGCGGTTCGCGTTTCAGCCTGCAGGCAAGAACGGCAAGATCCTGATCGACAAAGAGAAGTTTGACCGCTGGCTTGCACATAGATGCACAGCGGTGGAGGCTTAAAACTTCCTTATATAAGGAAAGAAAGGAGAAGCACATGCTCGAAGTTAAAAACGAAAAAAAAATAGCTGACACAATGACAATCGGCGACGCACTCACATGGCAGGCGATGGGCTATGAACTTTTAATAAACAACGGTGAGGTTACGGGAATTATAAAAAGGAAAGTGCCTCACGTTGGGGAGTCGTGAGGCGCCGTTTAAGTGATGTGATAAATGCAACAATCATGATCAAGTACCACTTTTAAGGTACAAGAAAATTATATCACATCGGATTCTAAAAATCAAGAAAAATCAAGGGTTCGCGACCCTTTTGAAAGGTCCATAAACCCATTAACTCAAGAACCAAAGTACAACCGGAGGTAACAATTTAATGCCTTATGTGGAAGCGATCACAAAGGCGGGTATGACCATAGAGGTCGAGAGGTATTACACGAACCGCTATGGTCAGAGAGGACAACGAAGAGGGGACAAGGTGAAACCGACACCCGAGGAGATGCTCCGCATCAATAACAAGATGGCCGAGAAGAAGCTCCGCAGGATCCTCAATGCGAACTTCAAAGCCGGTGACTATCACTTGGTTCTCTCCTACGCAAAGGCAAGGGGAGAACCGAACCGAGGACCCGAGTCGATGAAAGTGGACATCAGGAACTTTCTGAAGAACCTCCGAGCAGAATACCGAGCGAGAGGCAAAGAGCTCAAATATGTCCACGTCCCGGAGGTGGGAGCCAGAGGAGCAAGACATCACCATCTTGTCATCAATGCACTCGATCCGGGAATCGTCCAAGCATGTTGGTCACATGGTCGGATCCATGTGAACCCACTCGACTCATCGGGGAACTACAAAGACCTTGCTGCGTACCTGATCAAATACTCATCCCGGAAGCATGTCGCCGTATCATT